TTCAATCTAAGGAACCGGGATTCCTATATCTTTGAAAAGATGCCGGTGGGCATCAATAATGTGTCAAACAATGGGGATTTCAAATTCGACATCACCCTTTTGGAAGAAAGGAGTGAACCAAGATGGATTTGATTTACATGAATGATGCCATGGAAGATGTGGGTGTGGTTAAGGACTACACCTTTGACCTGGCATTTGGTTCCGGTGAAAATGACTTTGAATGCAAGGTTGCGATTGATAACCATTGTTGCCGGGCAGGGGGGTTCCTCTACTATGAAGGCACAGAATATGGTGGCAGAATCGAAACAATCAAGGTGGACACAGACAAGAAGGAAATCACCTACAAGGGAAGAACATGGCATGGCATCCTGGATTCCAAGGTGATTGAACCGGATGCAGGTGTTGACTATCTTGTTTTGGATGGTGAAGCCAATGAAATGCTTGCATTCTTAGTGGCTAGAATGGGGCTAGAAGCTTTATTTAAGGCATCCGAAGAAGTCAGTGGCATAAACATATCAAACTATAAAATGAATCGTTATATAGGGGGATATGAAGGCATCAAGAAGATGCTGAAAAGCGCAGGCGCAAAATTGAATATTGCATTCAGCAAGGGCTTTGTGGTTTTATCTGCAAAGCCTATTGTTGACTATTCCCAGGATGAACAGTTTGACACAGATCAGATTGATTTTGTGATTGAAAAGCACTACAAGCCTATCAATCATGTGATTTGCCTTGGTAGTGGTGAATTGGCAGAACGTGAAGTCATCCATGTGTATGCAGATGCTGAAGGAAACATCAGCGCAGAGCAGACCATCACAGGGCTTGATGAAGTGACAGCCATTTATGACAATTCCAATGCAGAATCATCTGAAGAACTGATGCAGGGTGGCATTGACATCATCCAAGAATCTTGGGAATCAGACAAGGTTGATTTTGACTTCGATTCCAATGATAAAACCTATGATGTGGGGGATATTGTTGGGGCAAAAGAGAAAATCACCGGGATTGTGGCAGCATCCACAATCACCAAGAAGATTGTAAAAATCAAGAACTATGCAACAACAATATCATACAAGGTGGGTGAATAATTTATGGTACATTTGATAACAGGTTATGCAGGGGAAGAACACATTCAGTCAGCAGACCAGGGTTCTTTCAATGCATCATTTTTTGGAACAGGTCAATATGTAATGGAAGCAGGAAATCAGATGGAAGCTTCTATCACATCCAACAACAATGTCAGAATCTTAGATGGTGACATCTTGATGATGGGCAGACACATCCGCATTCCATCCAACACCTATGAGGATGTAAACATCACCACAGGAACAGCCGGTGTGAATAGAAATGACTTGATTGTCATGGAATATTCCAAGGATGCAGGAACAGGTGTTGAAACAGCGCAGTTGAAGGTGATTGTTGGAACTGAAACGGAAGGCACAGCAACAGACCCTGCTTACACTTCAGGGGATATCCTTGCAGGGGACACACTGAATCAGATGCCTTTGTATTCGGTAAGAATTGAAGGTGTTGTGCTTGCAGATGTGGTTCCTTTGTTTGAAACCATCCCAACATATCAGGCATTGGCAGAAAGATATGCAGCAGAGTTCAGAAAGGCTTGCCAAACACATCTTGAATCCCTGAACATCCTTGACACCATGGAAGAAGTGTCTGCGAACACACAGGCAAATCAACTTGCAGGCGCATTGGCTGTGAAGGAATTGGCAGTGCAGACTGAAGAAGTTGTTGCACAGGTCAGCGAAAACTTGAATGTGCGTTACAATGAAGAAACCGACATGGTACAAATCTATTTTGGTGGTGTTTGGACTGATTGGAAAAGTGCCAATTTACAAGCTGCTGTACTTTTTGATGGCGAATATCAAAACAATTTTAGCATGACACCATATAGTTATGGTTGCGCTAATATTTATTCGGTAGCTTCAAGCAATTATGATTATGCTAAACTTAAAACACCTAATGCACAAATAACCGATAATATTCTATGTTGTAGTATGAGCAACACCACAAGTTATTATTTGGGTACTTGTTTCTCAAATGCTCTAACTAGAGGTAGTTTTACAAAACTGTACGTTGTAATGGATACATCATCAGTTTCTAACTATAATAACAATGCTAGAGTGTGTATCGGTGTTTCTAATAGTATAAGCAACGGATTTAGTTTTGTTGATTACGAAATGTATTCAAACTTATTACCGAGCAACGAAACAGTATTAGAATTTGATATTAGTAACATGAACAATACTTTTTATTTTGCGGTTGCGTTTGGTGGAGTTGGTACAACAAGTTATTCTATTAACATCAAAGAGATTTATGTGAAGTAAACTTTCGTTTAGTAGCATTCTGAAGAAAGGGGAAGCGCATGATTAGAGTACAATTCAATGGAAACAAATCCATGCAGCAAGCCGATTTCAAAACCATTTCTTCATCTGTGGTTCAGCTAACAGGAAAGAAGATTCCTAGAAACACCAATGGCTTTAAGGTGTACAGGCTGAATGGTGATTTCCTTGGTGATTATTCCGAATATACGAATATTGTCAAGGAAGTAGAAGGTGGGTATCAGTTCGGCAAGTAATTACAAAAGATAACCTTGCGAATGGCAAAGAAAGTGAGGTTATCATGAAAGGCATTAGATTTGGGAATTATCATTCCTATGATGATTTCAAATTGATTCTTTCACAAAAGACAATAGGCACACCATCACCTAAAACGGAAACCATTGATATTCCTTGGGGTGATGGTGTTCTTGATTTGACTGACTTTTTTGGGGAAGTCAAATACAACAACAGAATATTGACATTTGAATTTTCATCAATAGTTCCCCAGGCTGATTTCATGAATCAGTTTTCTAAGGTACAGAATGCACTGCATGGGCAGAAGATGCGGATTGTATTGGATGAAGATGCGGATTGGTACTATATCGGCAGAATATCGGTCAATGAGTGGCAAGCGGAAAGAGCAGTGGGCAAGCTTACCATTGAATGCGATTGTGAACCATACAAGATGGCTGACACAGAAGTGATGCAGATGGTTAGTGGTGAAGAAGTGGAAGTGATTTTGCCAAATGCAAAGAAGCATGTGATTCCGCTTATAACCATCACAGGAAGTGTCAATCTGACCTTCGGCACCAATTACTATGCATTGACTGATGGACCTTATGAATTGCCTGGGGTGACTTTGGTGGAAGGCGAAAACACAATCAAGCTTGATGGCACAGGCACAGCAGTCTTTTCATATGTGCAAAGGGGGTTGTGATTATGTATCAAGTATATTGTGATTCCTTTTTATTATTTGATGACAGTGTGGAAGGGTATGACATATTCAATCCCAAGGTGGAATTGGAACTGAATCAGATTGGGAAGTTTGATTTTGCTATCTACAACACGCATCCTGCATTCAACAATTTGAAAAGGCTGAAATCTATCATCCGGATATTCCAGGATGATTTTTTGTTGTTCCGGGGAAGAATCCTGAATGATGAACAGGGCTTTTATAATGAAAAGAATGTGGAATGCGAAGGGGAACTTGCTTTCCTTGTGGATTCCATTCAAAGACCATTTGAGTTCCAGGGAACACCGGCTGAATTGTTCACGCAGTTCATCACCAATCACAATGCCCAGGTGGATGCAGATCATAGATTCATAGTGGGCAACATCACAGTGGTGGATGCAAATGACTATATCAGTCGAAGTGAATCAGAATACCTGAACACATGGGAAAACATTCAGAAGAAGCTGATTGACACACATGGGGGATATATTTGGATTCGGCATGAAGCGGATGGCATCTATATTGACTATCTTGCCGAACTGAATTTCCTCTCACCACAGAAGATTGAATTTGGAAAGAATCTTCTTGATCTGAAGCGCACAACCAAGGGTGAAGATATTGCAACAGCAATCATTCCACTTGGTGCCAAGGAAGAAGGAAGCGAAAACCGGTTGAACATTACTTCTGTGAATAACGGTGTGGACTATGTGTATAACCAAGAAGCGGTGGACATGTATGGGTGGATATTCAAGGCGCAGACCTGGGATGATGTGACTGAAGCAAGCAATCTATTGACAAAGGGCAATGCTTTTCTGAATGAGCAGATTAAGATGCTTTATTCAATAGATTTGGATGCAGCAGACATGGCAACAGTGGGTGCAAACATTGAAAGCTTCCATCTTGGTGTGCAGGTAGATGTGGAAAGCAATCCCCATGAGATAGACCAAAGATTTTTGGTGACAAAGCTATCCTTGGACCTGCTTCATCCGGCATCTAATAAGATGACATTAGGAAGCACCATTTACACCTTCACAGAAAAGGCTGTAAGGGGGCAAATTTCAGCAGAAAATGTGATGATGGATATTTCTTCATCCATGGAAGAAAAGCTGAATTTGGGGCTTTTAGAAACGGAAACAAAGCTATCAGCACAGATTGCTGCAACATCTGAATCTATCACTTCAACAGTGATGGAAGAAGTGTATTTGAAATCAGACACAGATGCCTTGATTTCTTCAGTGACAAATCAGATCACACAGACATCAGAGGATGTGGAAATTAGATTCACAGAGTTTTCACAGAACATTGATGCAGTGGTTGCAGGTACTGATGCACAGTTTGAGGAAATAAGCAAATACATCCGTTTTGTGGATGGCAACATTGTCCTGGGGGAAGAAGGAAATGAACTGACACTGACAATCCAAAATGACAGGATTTCATTCATGGATGCAGGAATAGAAGTGGCATACTTCAGCAATAACAAGCTGTATGTCACAGATGGTGAGTTCATCAATTCTTTACAGCTTGGCAATTTTGCTTTCATCCCAAGAAGCAATGGAAACCTATCTTTCAAGAAATTGTAGGGGGCATATATGGCAACATCAAGTGCAATGTCAACTACCAATGATAAAATCAAGTATAAGGTTACTATCACGCAAAACAGCCAAAGTGTGGCGAACAATACATCCAATGTGACTGTTTCAGTCAAGGTGTACAGAACCAATACAGGTTACACCACTTATGGAACAGGCACAGTGTATTGCACCATCAATGGCACACAGTACACAGAAGCAATCACTTCATCAGATAAAATCACATCATCAGGCATTGTGCTGTTCACTAAGACTTTGAACATTGCACACAATGCAGATGGAACTAAGACATTGGCAACATCTACCCGGATAACGCACGACCAATTTTCATCAAGCGCACAGAGTTATCCGCAGACATTGACAACCATTCCAAGGGCAACCACACCCACATTGTCAGCTTCGTCTGTGAACATGGGCGCATCCATAACAATCAATATGGCAAGAGCATCAAGCAGTTTCGACCACACCTTGACATATAAGTTTGGAAGTGCTACCGGGACAATCGGCAGTGACCTGGGAACATCCAAGGCATGGACAGTTCCTTTGTCTTTGGCAAGCCAGGTTCCAAACGGAACATCCGGCACATGCACCATCACATGCAAGACATATAACGGAAGCACTTTGATAGGCACTAAGACTGTATCATTTACAGCCAGGGTGCCTTCTTCAGTTGTGCCAAGTATTTCATCACTGACAGTCGCAGAAGGTGAAAGTGGGCTTGCAGCGCAGTTTGGTGCATATGTACAGAATAAATCAAAGCTAAAGGTGACAATCAGTGCAGCAGGAAGTTATTCATCAACCATCAAATCATATAAGACCACCATAGCAGGCAAAAGCTACACTGCAAGCAGTTTCACTTCGTCAGTGATAACCACTTCCGGAACTGTGACAATATCAACCACTGTCACAGATTCAAGGGGAAGGACAGCGACCAAAAGCACCACAGTGTCTGTTTTGGCTTACACAGCACCTAAAATCAGCACATTCACAGCAGTTCGTGCTAATGGGCTAGGGGTGGCAGATAATGAAGGCACAATGGCTTTGGCAAGAATCAAATTTGCAGTGTCAGCCCTGGGGGATAAGAACAGCAAGAGCTATGCGGTGGAATACAAGTTGAAATCAAGTGACACATGGACAGAAGCATCAAAAGGAAGTGTTTATTCGTATGATAGCAACATGTTGTTGAACATCAACCTTGACACTGATTCTTCCTATGATCTGCGATTGACAGTGAAAGATTATTTTGCCACAGCAATTGCATATTCAGAAGTTGCAACAACCTTCACACTGCTTGATTTTCATTCCGGTGGCAAAGGCATGGCAATTGGTAAGGTGTCCGAAGTGGAAGATGAACTTGAAATTGACTTGGATGCGAATTTTTATAGGAACATTCAGATGGGTGGATGGAAGCGGTCAGATGATGAAAAGAACATGTACTTCAACACCACTGATGAAGCAGAATATCCGCACAATTGCAAGTTGTATGGTGCTAATGGCGCAAGTGTGACATCAATAGGTTGTTGGGACACAGCAAGATCGCATGGAATATGGCGATATTTGAGCAGTACACAGAACTTTGTCTTTGATGCGAATGTGAAGGTCACAAGGGCAAATGGTGGTGATGAATTTGTCACATCAGACCCGGTGACACATGGGAACAGGACAGGCAGGGTGCATTTTTCCAATGGGCTGTTGATTCAATGGGGGAATGTAACTATCACACCTGAACCGAGTACACCAACATCAAAAGCTGTGGGATTTGATGTTGCATATACTGATGCACCTGTTGTGCTTACAACAGCATACACAACAGTGCCAGGAACATCAGTGTTAGGGGTTGCGGCAGCTAACATCACAACAACAGGCTTTGATGCGTTTGTCACAAGAGCAGGCACAACAAACACAGGTGTCATGTGGGTTGCGATAGGTTACAAGGCACTATAAATAAAAAAATACAAAAGAGAGGTGGCAGAAATGCACGAATTTATTGTTTCATATTGGCTTGAAGCTTTGTTTGGATTGGCAATCACAGGGCTTGGGTTGGGCTACAAACGTTTAAAAAAGAGATTCAAAGAACAGGATGAATTGAAGGAAGGTTTGGTTGCGATTCTGCATGACCGGCTTTTCCAATCAGGCATGTATTTCATTGAAAAGGGTGAAATCACTGTTTCTGCTTTGGATAACATTGAAGGCATCTATAATGCC